ATTGAACAAATTAACATCGCTCTTGATCTGAAAGGTTCAGGAAACTTTTCAGCGTGGGTTATTGAAGCCTGCAGAAGAAGGCTGTCAACAGAGAGTTCGGGTATGAATTACATAATTAAGTAACATGGTGTTCACAGAACACGCAGTTACCGGACACATCAGTTTTCCATTCGCTCCCCGGCAGTACAGGCTTCCCCTCTGACGGGATAGCCTGAAAAAATAACACAGAAAATTATTTGTTATAATTAATATAACTTACTCAAAAAAAAGCGACGAGAAAATCAGCATCAACGAACAATAAGCGCCAATACGTGATAACAAATGGCAGCCATATTTATCTGCAGTATAAGCAATGGACAGGATAACCACACCAGAAACCGTCAGCATAAAATCCATTTGAACTTCCCCGGACAAAATCGACTCATCTAAAGATTTACAGCTCTTTTTATTATCAATATGTTAAAAGTAAAATAAACAGATGTTCAATAACACGAATACAAAAACGTGCTGAAATTCAATGAATCCATTTCTGTGTCATCAATTAATAGTGATAAACATCCGGCTTCTTCCACCATCGCACCGGACAGGCGACTATGAGGGGACAACGCCGCGCTCCGTTAACGCGGTAAACCCCGGTGTGTATCGTTTTTGATTATCCCCGCACACTCGCGCAGAGGAGTCTCCCTGTCGGGCTGCGGTCTCTGTTAATGAGGGAATACAGCGACGATACGGCGCATCAACAAAACTTATTTCAGGCACTGAGTGCGGATATAGTCCTGTGCCCCTTCCAGTTGCTTGTGCATCGTCATCAGCCGCTCTCTGAGGGTGAAATAATCCCGTGTAACGGTGTCTGCCAGTTGGGGGCCGGTTGCATTATCCACGCCGGAGGTGGTGGGGGCTTCACGCACGGAGCCTGGACAGGTGGCGTTGATCCGCAGGCGCTTACGACCAGCGGCAACATCAGCGCGCAGAGTTTCATTTTCAGCTCTCGCATCGGATAATTCCCTCGAGTATTTTGCATCGAGCGCAGCAACATCGCGCTGGCGCACCTGCATATCAGTAATGGTTGCGTTCGCCAGCTTCAGTTCACTGGCTTTGTTATCGCGCTGCGCTTTGTAGGTAATCGCGTTATCACGGTAATGGTCTGTTGCCATCCACAGCGCACCACAGGCCACCAGCAGAATAACGATAAACGCGGAAAGCATTCGGTTTATGTTCACCCCAGCAACCCCGACGAAGACAACATCATCCAGGCCATGGAAAGAAAAAGAGCAACCAGCATTAGTGAAAATGAAATGCCGACAATTACACAGAGGATCTTCGCCAGCGTTATGAGTTTGTCTGACATGCTTAATCCTCCCTTCACGATTTCAACGCAATGACCAGTTTTGCCAGCCCATACAGCATCGGGGACACAGCAACACCGACCGCCACCCACTTAATGGCAAAAGCCAGTGCTCTGCTGATGTCATCAGTTACAGGCGCTTTCAGTTCAAGGCCATTTTTCATAGTCAACCTCAACAGAATTCGTTTATACTTCGCCATGTTCTCCCTTGCCTTACTCAAGGTCAGAAACACAAAACCCCGCTTGGTGCCAACAAACGGGGTTTTTACTTTTATTCACTTACGTTTCGCCAGTTCGCAGGATTTCGTGTTATCCGCCCGCGTGGCCATACCTTATTTTTCAGCAAAATATTCTGCTTATCTGTCGATTCCCCAGCACGCCAGCGCGCTCTCCTGGTCACGACGGGATACCTGACCATAACAGTTATTTGAGCGGATACGGCAGTCTCTGCCACCGTCCTTAATCCACCAGCGAATCGCCTCACACGCTCCCCTGCGGTCACCAGCATTCAGCCGCTTATAAAACGTCGACGGGAAACACTTACCGGGGCCAATGTTATAGGGACAGAATGACGCTATACCCGCTTTCTGTGGTTCGGTCAGTGGAACTTTAATATTGCGCTCCACCCATGCCAGCGCCTTATCCCGTTCAATGGCATTAACCTGGTCGCATTTTTCCTTCGACAGTTTCATGCCCGGAATAACAGGTTTACCATCCACCATTGTGGCACCGCGGCAGATGGTCCAGATACCCGCACCATCACGGTATGCCGTTGTGTGGTTACCTTCTTTTTCATCCAGAAACTGGTCGAGAATATCAGGCGCAGGCGCACCGATGGCAATCAACGCCAGAACGGCAGCCGACAGGCCATATTTGATTTTGGTGTTCATGGATATTTATCAGGATTTATCGGTTCCGAATCCCTGGATATGTTAAATCTTCAGCCCGCCAGCGGTAGGACACTGGCGTTTTTCCTGATGGCTGAAATATATCTGACAATTTCAGTAGAGGATTAACCATGCATAACGATCAACATAATTATGATTTATGCCTGCAAGCCATAAATGAGCGGGTAAAATCAGAGTGCCTCTTACTCCTCCCACAAGAACACGATGCAGTAAAATCCATTCAGGCTGAGCCGTATGGACATCTCACACCTGTGACTCTCGGCATTATCGCCAGAGCATTAACACAGCCCATGCTTATGCGTATTAAGACCAATATAAATAACTGGTTGAATGAAGAATTAAGCTACCTTGATTGTGAGTGGGACAATCATTACGCAAAAACACAAAAAGAACGCATCTTCAGTCGATTATCCAGCAACAGATAACGAGCCACCTTATATACGCCCTTTCAGATAAGTCATCCCCGGCTGCATCCAGTCAACAGGTGCTTTCTTAAAGGGCGTATTATCAAAATCACGCAGAAGAGCCTCCAGCACAACTGCATCATTGTCAGCACCACTGGCCATCATTTCAATCTCAGCTGCTACCTGCAGATATCCCATGCAACGACCAATGCGCTTCATCAGCCCCTGCTTTTTATTGTTCTTCAGGTAATCAATGGCAAATTCAATGAGCGCCTCACTATGCTGGTGCGATGGCGGTGTTAATTTCCCATTTTCTGAGATGGTTATTTTCCCGCCATCTCCGTATACAACAAAGGATGGCCGGTTACACTCCCATTCCTGATCTTTATCAGGTGCAGACGCAATAAAATAACGTTTATTTCCTTCCTCTCCGGCACTTTTAACCGTAATGGAGTACTCAGACTGCAGACAAGACGCCTCTTTTTCTGACCGCAGTGTTGACGGCGGCATCTTCAGAGAACCAGTAATTCTTCCCGGTAGCTTTCCTTTGTAGGTTATCAACACATCCTGCGCCTCTAAAATTATGGGGCGCTTTTCCGGCAACGGTTCGTTCCCTTCACATAACCCGGCAGCAACATCCATGAAAAACTGCTTCGCCTGCTTTTTCGCCTCAGCTTCGTAAAACTCCAGCGTGGCACCTTCAGTACGGTCAAGACTAATCGCCACATTTGGCAACAACAGTGACGGATACCCACCAATTTCCAGTACCACAGTAACAGTAATCTTATCCGGGTAATTATTTATCCCTTTAACAACCAGTTCGTATTTTTTCTTCATCGCTTTACTCTCCCCGCGCCGCCTTACGCCGGTCCTCTCTGATTTTGAAATACAGGTTAGTCAGATATGTCAGCAGCCCAAACAGCAGACTCCCCAGCACGCCTATTGCCGCCCACTGAGACGGGGAAACCCTGTCCAGCAACTGCAGGAACCAGTAGCCCGTTCCCACCGCTGACGTGGTGTATGACACACCTGTTGTGATTTTTTCCATCTGGTACATACCCCGTCTCCCGTTATCCGGAAGCTGACAACAATAAAAAAGCCACCAGTTAAGTACTGATGGCTCTGATAACTCATGCAGGCATCTCAGACGACCCACTGACACTACCGGTGAGTTTAACGATACCTTCCATTTGACTGGCTCACTTTTTATGATGATGCTGGTGCATTTATCTCCAGCACCAGACTTTCTATCTCAACGCCATACGCTGCATTTTTGGTAATATCCGTCAGCGTCAGCGCATTCAGCCCCAGTGTCAGACTGTCTTTTATGACCTGGAATGCCGGGCCAGCCACTCCATTCAGTTTCGGAGTAACCGTGGCACTGCCGGCGGTGAACACCAGCTCCAGCGTCTGCCAGTCGTTACTGTAATTCCCGAACTCGCCCAACTTTGTGTTTCCTGCTTTCCTGTGATGCATCAGATTCAGTTTGCCGTCTGTGGTCTGGGTGAAGAACGACATCAGGAACGGGTTACCAGTCCCGGTCATCGCCACGACGTCAGGTAACGCTACATCGGTATACAGATAAATTCCCAGACCGAACTGGTTGTTGGTCAGTGCGCCTGACAGTCGAAACTTACAGCTCAGTCTGCCACCCCGTGTCAGCAGGGAGACTGCGTCATCCACCGGGCGCGTCAGGGACCAGGCTTTATTGCTCTGCTTGGCGATCTTAAATACACCACCCGACAACTGAATTCCGCCGTCCTTAATGGTCCAGCCCTGCGCAGCAGCCTCTCCGGCTGTCGGCAGCAGGGAGATTGTGCGAACGGACGTATCTGCAGACGGACCCGATGGCGTGTCGCCGCCGGGCGAGGGTTTGATTTCCGGTGCCTTACCACTGATGAAGGCTGAGGTGCGCCCGGCTACGTTCAGAATAGCAGTTGCCATACGATCGGGAATAATGCCACGACGCGCCCATGAGCTGAAATGCGTCGGGCGATTTGATGATACCCAGTTTTTGTTCGTTCGGGATGCCGAACCGTAATAACCAGACCCGGCAATATCAGGATCTTCTGACGGGTTGTTTGTCGGTGTATTAACTCCGCTACCATCGGTCATAAAGGGAACAAAATAAATCTGCTGGGATTCTTTACCTTTATATGCACCATATACCACTTCATATTGCGTACCGTGTTCTTGTTTCCACGCGTATGTCGTGTCGCCACAAATCCAGGGGACTGATGCCGGACTTCCACCGTGACACTGCGCTGCCAGCCCGGCAAGGTCAGCACGGAACTGCTGTACCATTGCAAGAAATGCTGCTGGCTGCTGGGCGTAACTGGCATTCGTCATATCGAATTCCCCCTGCATCCAGCATATCGCCAGCAAAACGTTTTTCGGGTTTTTCTGCAATGCTGCCTTCGTGCGGAAAAGCAGATCCTGATATAACGGCTTACCCACTCCCCAGCGAGCCGAATCCTGACTGGCCCCCGTGGACTCGCTGAATGTCCCCTCCGTGCCCTGGGTGAATGCCGAACCACCACGACAGCATGGTACCAGCAGGATCCCCGCATTATTAGGGATATACGGAAGCAGTTTTTTGGCAATATGTAAGCCCTGGCCGACACAGCCGTACTGCCCTTTGCTCAGGTCAGCCCGGGGATGGTTAATCGTACTCATATCCTGAACATCATGCAGACAATGGTCAGCAGGAATGATGTCGTTAAATACGCATACTTCACCACCGGGAGTCACTGTGTTACGACGGGCCAGTTGCTTAATGCGCGGATGGGGCGCATCGTATGAATCCGGAAGCGGAAGCCCTTCACCGTAAGCCATGGCATTGGACTGCCCGGCCAGTACGATGACGTAGTACCACTCCGGCTCAGTTGCACCACTGACGACCACATCACCTTCTGCTGCAATCGCCTGCATCAGGGTATAAGGGGTTATGGCCACCGGACTACCAAACGGCTGCCAGCCCTCTTTCAGTTTATGTGTCAGCTTTTCCGCAAGATCTGACGGCGACGCCGCCCTGACAACATCATAGTGTTTAAATGCCATGGTTCTTTCCACCATCTGAAAAATGATTCTTTAAAATACCTGACATGTAATACAGAAAAAACACAAAACCATACCTTAATTAAAAACCTCATCATCAAGCAGATATGCATGGATAAACTACAAGACGAGATATAAACCACCCTGCATTTAAATAAACAATAAACAACATCAGAAAAATAATTCTGCTCTATGGTTTACAATCAAAAATATCATTTATACTTTTCAGAACATCACCAGCAAGGCATAAACAAGGAAACTAAATGAAGTGGATTGTGATTGATACAGTTATCCAGCCATCATGCGGAATATCTTTTTCAGTCATATGGAGTAAAATAAAATTAATAATCTGGTATCAATCGGATGCTTTCTTACCTCCTGAAAGTATATTTACACTGACTCACACAGGCATCATGCTCAATAACAAAGTGCTGCCTGTAACCATTTACAACGTAGTACCATTCAATAAAACATTCTGGAATTTAATCAAAAACAGCCAGGAATGCCCTACAAATACAGATAACGTATTGAATGAATGCTTTAATAACCGTTGCACTCTGCAAATATGTCCTTATGGGCTAAAACAACAAAGTCCATAAGGAGTTTACTCACATCTGACAAAATCAATATAAACAGCCCCTCCGGAGAGGGGCTGGAGAGTGGCGCTATGTGCCATTGCATGGTGCCGGGTGCCTCCCGGTGAATTCAGTACCAGCACCTGAATCCGCGATTATCCCATATACCTACTCGCTGATTGCCCCTCCGCACAGGGGGATTCACCATGCCAGTTTCTTTTAACAAACTCCCCGCAAACCAGACAACAGTCAACCGCCTGAATTGTGAAGTATTTAAAAATTTCTCCCGCTAACTGATACCCGGCTAACAGTCTGGCGTTTTCTTTTTCAGCAACGGGAAAGCAGCAACCACCACACCCGCCACCAGCACACCGTCAGCCAGCACTGACATTATCCGGCTGCTGCAATGCCATTCACAAAAACAGTAAGCAATCACTTTTTACCGTAACCGGTGATAATCCAGATATGTATCTACCCCAGATGAGTAATCCGAAGTTCATCCATACCACAGGTCCTGGCTATTCTGTTGTACTCCTGAACAAGAGCAAATAATTCTGAATTAGCCACCATGAACTCATCGCAAACCCTCTGTATAGCATCACTATTCAGAATAATAACGTCTCTTCCCGAAAGACGATCAGGAGTACAGAACAAAACTGTCAAACGGCTGAAGGCCTTTGCTCGTTCTGCATTGACTATATCAATACGCTGCCTAAGGATGAAACACCCCGACGCCTCATCAATATTCACTCTACCCACACCATATGAATGATAAATATTTAATGCTGAAAAAACCATTAGACCGTATAACAAACACTCAATCAACACTTAACAGAACTTTTATTTTTGACAAACATATAATATTTTCAACAATATCCTGAGCCAGGTATATTTCAGTATAAGGCTCTGCCGAAAGGAATCTGGAAGAATGAATATGGCGCGCTGTACTGGATTCGAACCAGTGACCGATTGCTTAGAAGGCAATTGCTCTGTCCGGCTGAGCTAACAACGCTGAATACCGATAATGGACCGCCATCGGGGACCCGCCCCCGCACCAACAACCCTGTTATCGTGTCGTCTGCTCTTCCTGATAAGCTAATGGCGGTTTGTGATGGTGGCCCTTGCTGGATTTGAACCAGCGACCTGGCGATTATGAGTCGCTCGCTCTCACCACTGAGCTAAAGGGCCGGAAGCAGAATAATAATGGTGCGTAATTAATTCTGCAATCTCATCCGTTTCAAACGATTAAATCCTGAACTTCCCTGACTGTCTGCTCAAAACGTCCGGTCTCCAGTTCAACGCCAATCGCACGACGCCCGAGCGCCAGTGCAGCTTTTACCGTTGAACCTGAGCCCATAAAAAAATCTGCAACCAGGTCATCATCTGCATAGTACGTCAGCGCCGGCCACTGGTTCAGGGCGTATGCGAACGCTTTCGCCAGTTCTGAGTGTCGCGACAGGGTTTTCATCTTTTC